ATGCAGGGCTTCCAAGTGCCGGTGTTCCAGTTGTTAGAGCAGTATTAATGGCTCCATCCGGTGTATTGCTTACTCTATCTTCTGCCAGAGATACAAACAATGCAATTACTTCTGCAACTATAGGTGCAGTAGGTAGTGCTCTTGGTGCCCCAACTGGTTCTCTTATATTGTCAGCTTCAAGACAAGAATTCGTAATGCTTCTTAATGGACACAAAGGAAACGATACGCAAAATCCAAATGTCCTAACCGCATCATTTGATATTAATGCACCAAATTATTTCGGTAATGTATTCAATACAGATCCAGATAGTTTCCAAAAAGCTGGACACTTACTCTATGCAGAATATAAACTATCTCCAAGTTTGGCAGTTCCAACCGGTTCCTCAATTGTTATCGCAGCTTCTGGCAGTACCGGAGTTGAAAATATTGCATTCCTAGTTACTGGATCTGTAGCTAGAAATTCTGGTAGCTCAACAGCACCAAATTATGAAAACTATGAAGATAGATTCAGAACAGCTAAATCTCCATGGATAGTTTCACAACAATTCGGTGGAGCAGTTCAAAATCTATTTAGAGTTCACTCACTAGATGATGGCTCATATCCAAATGCTCAAGTCAAATTCTCAGTAGAAAATATTACACCAAGTAATACCTCAGATCCTTATGGAACTTTTGATCTTGTCGTCAGAAGCTTCTCAGATAATGACAAAGCAAAAGTTGTTTTTGAGGCATTTAGAGGCGTTAGTTTGAATCCAGGTTCAGATAGATATATCGCCAAAGTTGTTGGCGATTATAAAACATATTATGATCTAGACCAAACTTTGGTTGCACAAAAACTTATTACAGTTGGCGATTATACAAATAATTCAAAATATATTCGTGTAGAAATGGCTGATAAAGTAGCTGCTGCTGAACTAGATCCCTCAGCATTGCCATTCGGTGTTCGTGGTCTACCTCATTTAGTTACCTCTGGTTCTGCTCTCTCTTCACAAGTTGATGCAAACTATTATCAAGTAGCTACGAATATATTCAATGGAACTGTTCAAGTACCAGTTCCGTTTAGACAAAATCTAAATCGTGGAACAGGTGCCGCATTAACCGCAGACCCAGGACTCTACTGGGGTGTTCAGTTTGAACAAAAAATCTCTGCAACTGAATTAAATTCATCAACTGTTCCAGATCTAACCCTAGAAAGCCTTACAAAATATTTCCCAGATTTCCAAAAAGGCTATATAAACGTAGTTGTTTCCGATAATGCTGGTGCTCCAGATGGAGCAAATGGTATTGTAGACGCAGATAGATTTAATAACAATCTATTCTCTCTAGGAAACATCAGAGTACCATATATCTCAGGTTCAACAAACGTTGATACTGTTAATACAGTAAGCTGGTCTTATGTAAGACAAGGTGGAGTAACAACAGATACTGCAAACTTTACTCGTGCGCTAGCTGTAGACGATCTTCTAGACCCAACAGTAAGAAGATTGTCTAAATTCAATTTCTGCCTACAAGGTGGTTTTGATGGCGTAAGAATTTTTGATAAACAAACAAGACTATTAACTGACGTAGCTGTTTATCAAGAAATGCAACACTCAAATCGTGGAACAATTAATGGTGCAACAGTATCTGCTTATAATAAAGCACTAGACCTAATTTCTGACGCAACAGAAGTCGATGTTCAATTGTTAACAATTCCAGGATTACGTCATCCAATTATTACAGATAGAGCATTGCAAGTTGTAGAAAATAGATTTGATGCACTTTATATCATGGATATTCAAGAGAAAGACATAAACAATAATCTAGTATCTTCAAGTAATCAAATTGTTTCTGTTCCAAATACAGTTCTTGATTTTACAAGCCGTGGAATAAATACCTCATTTGGAGCAGCATACTTCCCAGACGTTGTTCTAAGAGATTCAGTTAATAACACAGTCCGTCAAGTACCTCCATCAGTTGCTGTTCTTGGAGCATTTGGTAAAAACGACTCTGTAGCATATCCATGGTTTGCACCAGCAGGCTTTACCAGAGGTGCCCTAGAAACGACCCTAGAAACCTCCGTACAGCTTTCTAGACTGAACCTAGATGATCTATACTCCGCAAGACTAAACCCCCTTACTTCCTTCCCAGGAAGCGGTGGAGTGGTAGTCTGGGGTCAAAAGACAATGCTTACGGCAGAATCTGCTCTTGAAAGAGTAAATGTTCGTAGACTTCTCATAGATCTCCGTCGTCAAGTAAAGAGAATTGCAAATCGTATCGTATTCGAACAAGGTCTACCAGAAACGCTCGCTCGCTTCTCACAACTTGTAACACCAATCCTTAAGAGAGTTCAAGACCAAAACGGTGTTGATCGTTATCTCGTCAAGATTGATACTAGCACTACTACGCAAGCCGATTTCGAGAACAAGACGATCCGGGGCAAGATTTATATCCAGCCAACTCGTACTCTTGAATTCTTGTCTATCGACTTCGTACTTAGTAACCCTGGTACAATCTGATAATCAAGGAAAAATAAACACACATAAGCCATCAGAAATAAATCTGGTGGCTTTTGTTTTTGCATAGAAAATACATATTTATAACAGTTAACAAGCAACTTGCTCATCTACTGCTTCCGCAGTTAACTTTTTAATAAAGTTGCGTGTAAAGGAAATATATGAAAGTTACAATTCAAGAATTAAGAAGTTTAATAGCCGAAGCAATAAAAGAATGTGGTGATATGTCACCAGAAGAATATATGGATAGACCCATGATGGATAGAGAAGATGAAATGGCTTCTCTAACAAGAAGATCTCGTATGATGCCACCCTATGATACAATAAGCGATTTAGCACCAGAAGCAGCCCTAATGTCAGGAACAGAAATCTATGATGAACCTTCAATGGATATGAAAAGCCCAAGAGATGAAAAACTAACATTACTTCTTCCACTTCAAGAAAAGAAGAAAAGAAAAAAGAAATGGATGCAATCTGCTGTTAAAAAACCAGGTGCATTGTCAAAAGAATTAGGAATTCCAGAGGAAGAAAATATTCCAATGGGTCTTTTACAAAAGAAAAAAGCAGCTCTTAGCAAAAAAGCAGAAGGAGATAAAAAACTTTCAGCACATGAAAAAAAACTTCTTCAAAGAATTAATTTTGCAATAATTGCTAAAAAACAAGCCGGGAAGAAAAAAAAGAAACCAGCTAAAAAAATAGATGAATCCTTCATCAGAAACGAAATAGTCAAAATAATAAAAGAAGAATTAAGTAAATGAAACTAATTTGAAAGTAAATTACAAAAATTTATTAAAAATATTTAGTTGAATACATACTTATTTCCAGCAATCAAAAATTTGCATAATTTAGAATAAGCAACATTAAAAGGTAATTAAAATGGCTGAAACACTATCCGTAACAGATATGCTACCCACAAAGTTTGAACCTCTCGCAAAACGTAGGTTCATACTTGCAATCGAAGGTATCGACTCCTTCCTAGTCAAAACAGGCAATAGACCAACAATGGCTACAACCGAAGTTGCTATCAACTGGGTTAATAGCACTCGATATATCGCCGGTAAAACAAAGTTCGAAACTATGCAATTCACACTCCATGACCCAATCGCTCCTTCAGGTGCTCAACAAGTCATGGAATGGATTCGCTCATGCTTCGAATCAGTCTCCGGTCGTGGCGGGTACTCAGATTTCTATAAACGTGATATCCAACTTAAAATGTTAGATCCAGTCGGGACCGTCGTACAATTATGGGATATCAAAGGCGCATTCGTTACCAATGCTACCTTCGGGGACGTAACATATGAAGACGATTCAGCGATGTCAGAAATACAAGTTACCGTAAGATACGATAATTGTGTACTTCAATTCTGACAATTAGGTACGACAATAGGATTCTTCAATTAATTCGTCGCTTATAAGGTTAAATTAAAAAAGACATATGCCATACTCCTTTTTTAGAAAGTATGGCATATGTCTTTTAATTGTCCCAAGTGTATTTCCCAATAGGATAATATTATATCATTGTCCAAACATTGGATAAGAACACATAAAGAACAAACAGAAATTTTATACATGTGTTTAAATAATATTTCTTCTCCGCCAACTTGTGCATGTGGCTGTGGTGGTGCAGTAAAATTTTTAGATGCTGGTCGAGGATATTCAACGTATGCTCGTGGTCATCAATCAAGAGTAAATAACAATTTTCAAACAGAAAAATCAAGAACAAATTCTATTAAAACACGAAGAAAAATGTTAGAAGAAGGAACTTGGAAGCCGTTTGCTTCTAACGAAACCGGAAATGTTTGGAATGCAGGTTTAACAAAAGAAGATCCAAGAATTGCAGCAGCAATCTCGAAGAGAGAAACGGATGAATACAAAAAAATCTCTTCCGAAAGAATGAAAGAGGGAAGAATTTCTGGTAAAATTCCAACGTTACGTGGAGAAAATCATTCTCAATGGAACGGAGGCATTTCATCACTTAATCATACCTGTAGAAGCAATACAAAGCTTTATAGAGATTGGATTTATCCAAAATTAAAAGAAAATAATTTTAAATGTTCAATGTGTTCTTCTGATGGAAGATTAGAAGTTCATCATGATAAAGAAAGCTTTTCTCAAATTTATACAAAAATTGCAGAAAAATTTTCATTTCCAATGAAAATAACTGTATCTCTTTCTCCTGATACAGATCCAGAAATTCAGATGCTAAAGATGAAAATATCAGATGCGGTTGCTCAATATCATATTGACAATAATACAAGTGGTAAAGTTTTATGTGAAAATTGTCACAAACTAGAACACGAAAAATGAATTTTTAATATTCTTCAATAAGATTTATATTTCTGTACAATATCCAGCCTACATTATTCTTATATAAGACTTTAATAAAAGTTCTGTCATTGCGATTTAAACGCATTTCTTCTGATATTTCTAAAAACATGAATGGCGTATCTGATTCTACGACATGTTTTATTAAAGATAAGTTATCATTATTTGCGACGAACAATAACTGTTCTTTTTTAAACTTATATAAGTTACCCGGCTTTAAATTTATCATATTGTTTTTGGCATTTGATTTTTAACTAACGTATTATAATATTCACAGGTTTTAAATAGATTATCATGATTATCTGATGCCAATAATTTACCATCCTTCATGACAAAGATACGATCACAATCTTTAACGGTAGATAGTCTATGGGCGATAACAATAGCTGTTTTACCATGACAGGATTGATCTATAGCCTCTTGAACTTCTCTTTCGCTTATCATATCAAGAGCGGACGTAGCTTCGTCAAAGATTAATATTTGAGGTTTCTTTGCAAGAGCACGAGCGATACCAACTCGTTGTTTTTCTCCTCCAGATAGTTTGCAGCCGCCCTCTCCTATTGTGGTATCCCATCCTTTTTCTAACTTTGAATAGAACTTATGGACGCCGCTCAATTTTGCTATAGCATTCAACTCTTCATCTGTGAGCAAGCTATCTAAACCGAAAGATATATTCTCTCTAACAGTTTTATCAAATAGGATTACTTCCTGCTCTACTGAGCCTATCTGTCTTAAGAAAGCTTTGATATCAATATCTTTGAGATTGTGTCCATTTGTTGAGATTGAGCCGTTTTGTGGATCAAATGCTCTGCGTATTAGATTGGCTATGGTAGATTTGCCGGAACCGCTTTCTCCTACAAAGCCTATCTTTTCTCCGCTTTTAATTGTAAAGGATAAATTGTTTAATAATGTTTTTGTTTCGCCTTCTTTTTCTCTATTGGGATAATGGAAGCAAACGTCTTTAAACTCTATATCTCCAATTATGCTATCTTTAACGGGATTATCTAGATATTTGATGTCAGTTTCTGTGTTTAATAATTCGAAATATTTTTGAATATTAATCTTGTCATTGATAAATTGTTTTTGAGCATCTGTCATAACCCATACGGCTTCAATAAATTTATCTGACCATAGAAAGATAAGAAAGATATCTCCAGGGTTGATATAACCTCTATGTAGGATATAGATTGAAGTAAAAATAGAACTCCATTTAAGGAATTGACCAAACAATCTTATCGCAGATAATTCGTTAATAGCATCGTTCCATGTGGTTGTGTCTTTTTTAAAGAGATTATTTTGTATATCGGACAATTCGTTGACTGTTTTTGTTTCTGCCACTTCATTTTTAATGAATGGAGCATAACGATAAATTTCAGATTTAATTTTTGATGTTTTATCTCTAAATTCTCTTATGGTTTTAATGTTTGGTTCTAGATTTGCATGGAAACGTTTTAAGAGATGAGCAAGAAATATGGCTCCAGCGATATAATATATTCCAAGCCAAATGTTAACAATTAACAACATAATCATAGAAACTGTAAAATTAGCTACGAATGGTGTTAGCCAATATATAAACATTCCTAATTGTCCACGAATAGATGCAGTTCCCATTGTAACAATATTTTGTTTAACGCCGGAATGTTGATTTATGTGTTGTCCGTTTGAAAATGTTAAGAACTTATTAATGGAGATTTGATCCAGATAATTTTCTATTTTTGTTTCGAACTCTTTTGTTTGCAATTTATCTCTGTATGATACAAAAAATATTCTGGTTATTACTCCTATCATGGACAGAGAACACCATATGAGGGCTATATCGAGGTTAAAGCCTTCTGATATAAGATTGCC